TCATGGAGATGCGGGACGCGGGGAAGACCTACGACGAAATCGGTGCACACTTTGGCTGTACCGGGCAGACGATCAGGAACTTTCTCGCACGTGAAGGCAAGGAGAAATCACAGAAAGGGGAGTAAGCAATGGCATTTGTTGAAGACAAGCAGGAGATCTGCGATCTGTTACTCGAGACGCTGAAAGCAACCAGGGGCGGGCAGGACATTGTGAACCTGATCTACGGTCGGATCACACAGTCGGAAGAGAATGTCATGGTTCTGTTCGCGAATGGCACACACATCAACGTCAATGTGTCCATGGACAGCGGTCTGGGCATGATCCGGGACATTATGAAGAAGGTGTGAGTATGTACGGCTATTCATGGGCAGACCCCGCCGAAGAGGAGGAAATGGACAGGGAATACCTCGAGGAGGCACGCACCATTCCGTACATAACCTGTGATGAGTGCGATTGTGTGCTCCACGAGGGCGACACGTACTACACGATGGACTGGGGAAACATTTGTGAGGCGTGTTTTGAGGCATGGCTATTGGAAAACAAGAAGGAAGTAGAGTGAGAAGGGAGGAATGACTTATCGCTAAGTGCATCGGCGTAATGGGAGAGTCCGGCTCCGGCAAGACTACCGCAATGCGGAATCTGCCGAAGAACCAGACCTTTTACATTGACAGTGACAAGAAGGGACTCAACTGGAAGGGATGGCGTGATGATTTCGCCAACCTGGAACACGAAAAGGTGAGCCCGGACAGGGGCTGCTACTACAAGACGGACAAGTTTGCCGTGGTTGCCAGCATCCTGAGGAAAATCAATGAGGAAGACCAGTTCAAACACATCAAGTATGTGGTCATTGATACCCTCAACGGCATGATGGTAGCCGAAGAGATGGCAATCATGGCTATGCAGTCGGGAGACAAGCGGTCGGCGTGGTCAGACCTCGCACAGAACGGGTGGAGCATCATCAATCAGGCGCTCGAAATGCGGGACGACCTGACAGTCATCATCCTGTGCCATTCGGAGACCATCTCCGACGATAACGGCATCATCCGCACCAGAATTAAGACGAATGGCCGCAAGCTCGAGAAGCTGGTGCTCGAGAGCAAGATGACCACGGTGGTCTGGGCGGTCAGGCAGGATGGGAAGTACAAGTTCATTTTGTCAGCTGATGGATCAACCTGCAAGGTTCCCATTGACGCCTTCGATGTGGACGAATGCCCCAATGACATCATGCTGGTGATCAAGGCGCTTGAGGAGTACTGATAAATGGGACTCGCATTTCTACCAGATGGAACCCGGATGGACTACCTGGACTATCTTCATCATCCCCGCTGGAAACAGGTCAGGCAGAAAAGACTGGAATTTGATAACTATCAATGCGCTGTCTGCCACCTGGATCTTCGCGGTGATCCGTACGAAACACATCATTTGACCTACCAGCGGCTCGGTCGTGAGCGGCTTCGCGATGTTATCACCGTCTGCCCGTCCTGCCACAAGATCTTTCATGAGAATTGGCAGCGGGTGGAGTACTGGAAGGGCAAAGAGCCCGGACATTGGCAGATCTATGACCTGCAGGTGACTGCTGAGATATGCGCCAGGAGCTGGCGGCTGGATAGGTACATCTGCCGGGATCCTGCCGCACCGAACATGTGCAACACCGATGTTGCCGGTCAGGCGGTGGACGATTTCTTCCGGGATGAACATTTGACGGTATGCCCTGTCGTGGATCCGCACGATGTCGTTCTGTTCATCCGTAATAAACGGTACGAATTATACTTCGCGGCAGAGCGCCAGGGAATGACAGTGGAGCAATGGCTGGACAGCTACTTCGGCGAAAAGGTCCGGGGCAAGAACCCGCTGAGACAGGAAGCCGGAAAGAAGAACGGCCCGTTCGACCATACACCTGCTGCATTCCATAAGCACTACAACGAGAACAAGAACATCCTCATCTTAATGAGGGAAGTAGAGAGAATTGAAAAGGAGGATCATAATGCAGAAACCTAATGGATACGAAGAAGCACAGGCAAGCGGCGAGTTTACCCCGGTAAACCTCGGTGGACACCATGCCATTGTGAAGCAGGTCAAGGAGACGAAGTCCAGCAACGGCCTCGACATGATCGTGGTTGCCTTTGACTTCGCCAAGAACGACGAACAGCCGGAATACTTCATGAACCGGTTCAAAGAGGACAACCGCGAAAACGCGAAGTGGCCCTTCAATGGGACGAAATACATCCTGGTCAATGACTATCAGGATCGGAGCAAGACCAGCCGCGCCTTCAAAACCTTCTGCAATGCCATCGAGAAGTCTAACGGTGTAGAGATCAAGTGGGGCGGAGCTGACTGGGGCCAGCAGTTCCGGAACCGGAAGATCGGTGTCGTGTTCGGCGAAGAAGAGCATGAGTATGAGGGTAAGATCTCCATGCGCCGCGTGCCGAAGTGGTTCTGCAGGGATGACGCTGTCGAGACTGCCGGTATCCCGGAAGCTAAGTATTTGAACGGCAAGGCACCGGTAACTGCAAGAACAAGCGCCCCGGACTCTCAGGGCTTCATGGCGGTAACAGGGGATGAGGAAGACATTCCCTTCTAAGAAGGAGGGAACCCATGAGATGGGAAGAATATATAGACCCTGCAGGGGTAAGAAAGGCGGTTGAGGTCCTACAGGAGCCGGGCAAGGTGTTCGAGGTGCGCGTGATCGGAACCTCTGGCGGTCGCAAGGACATCATGTCCGGCTACTTCCGGGATGCTGATACCCTGCTGAAGCAGTTCGATACCATCGATGTCAGGGGCAAGAACATCTATATCACTTTGGGAGAGGTCAAGGAAGAATGCTTTGCCCGCTCCCAGAGTGAGCACTTTGAACGGAACCCGTCCACAACATCAGACAAGGAAATCACGCGGTATAGGTGGCTGTTCGTTGACCTGGATCCCGTCCGACCTACGGGGATATCCTCGAGCGAGGAAGAGCTTCAGAAAGCCGGGGCGCTGTCAGAAACTGTTGGTAAGTACCTGCAGAGCCTCGGCTTTGAAGAGCCAGTCAGGGCAATGTCAGGCAATGGTTATCACCTGCTTTATCGTATCGATATTCCTACAGATGCTGCCGGGCAGGGGCTTGTGGAACGGTGCCTGAAGACGCTGTCGGCACTGTTCGATACTGCCGATGTCAAGATCGACACGACCAACAGCAACCCGTCCCGGATCTGCAAGCTCCACGGCACGCTGGCACAAAAGGGAACCAGCACGGAAAAGCGACCGCATAGAATGAGCGGGCTTCTGTATGTGCCTGGCGAAATCAGAGTGAACGGGCGGGAGATCCTCGAGGCGCTGGCGGGTGAGCTTCCGGAACAGCCGGAACAGGCAAGACCGGCGCGGGGTGTAAGCGTACCAAAGCAGGAATTTGACCTGCTTGCGTTCATGGATCGCAACGGCCTGACCTACACCGAAGACAGCAACGACAGGGCGAAGATCTTCAGACTGGACAACTGCCCGTTCGACAGCAGCCATACCAACGGTGATGCAAAGATCTTTTTGTACTCCAACGGGGCGATTGCCTTCAAGTGTCATCACAATTCCTGCCGCAGGTACAAGTGGCAGGACGTGCGGCTGAAGTTTGAACCAGACGCGTATGATCAGGATCCTGATCTGCTGGACGAAAAATATGATGTCGGTTACAAGCGACACCTTGAAGCGAAGCAGGAAGAATTGCCCGCTGCCGAAAAGCCGAAGAAGAAGGAAGTCAAGTTCCGGAAGCTGAAGGACGCGGGGGAGCTGCTGGCGAAGGACATCCCGGAACCGAAGGTGTTCATCGGTATGGGTGCGGAGCTGCCGTTACTGGTTGAGGGAACCTGCATCCTGTCGGCTAAGCCGAAGCTTGGCAAGTCATGGCTTGCAATGGCTATGTGCGTTGCGATTGCCAACGGGCAGGATTTCCTCGGCTACAAGACCAACCAGTGCTCCACGCTGTATCTGGATTTGGAGACCGGAGAAAGTCTTCAGCAACGAAGGCTGAAGAAGATCCTGAATGGAGCGCCAGCGCCGAAGAACTTCTACCTGGATACCGAAACGGTGTCATTGGAGAACGGCTTCGTCCCGCAGATAGAAGACTACCTTCGGCAGGATCCGAACCTGGGTGTGGTCGTGATCGACGTCTTCCAGATCATCCGCAGCGCTTCAAAGAGTCAGAAAGAGACAGAGTATGAACACGCATACCGTGATATTACACCATTAAACGAGCTGGCGCAAAAGCATCATATCTGTATCGTGTTGGTGTGTCATGACAGAAAGGCGGTGGATCCTGACGATCCATTCGCTAATATTCTTGGCAGTACGGGACTGCAGGGTGCAGCTTCTCAGATGATTGTTATGTTCCGGAAGCGCAAGGATGATCCGATCCACATCAGCGTGAAGGGCAAGACCATTGACGGGCTTCCGGAGCTGAACGTGAAGCTGGACAAGGCGCAGTGGGTGGTGGTCGAAGGCGTCAACAGCGAAGACCGAGAGCGGCGGGAAATGGAGGCCGAGTACACAGAGTCGAACATCAGGCAGGCTGTAATTGAGATAGCAAACAACCAGATGGTCTGGAAGGGCAGGTGTGCTACGTTGATCAACGATGCGATCGAGCTTGGTATTCCGATCACGGAAAGTCCAAAGCACGTCGGTGGGTTTTTACACCGGCATCAGGGGCGGTTCCTGGAACGCGAACATGTAAAAATTTCAATCATCAACAATGGGTCAGGCGGGAAGTTATATAAAATTCAGAGATCTACCGTTGATACCGTTGATGAAAATGAAGAGGTACCGTTGATGGTATGGGAAGAAGCCAGTAAATACGGGGCTTCAGATATACCCTTCCCTTAAAAAAGTCGTTACCGTTGATAGGGGAGTACCGTTGATGGCACCGTTGATGTATCAACGATATCAACGGTATCAACGGTGGTTTTTCAGTACATGAAGAATCGAGGCGAAAGCATGTTAGCACCCAAAACCAACTGCCGCGGATGCACCAAGCGGTATCCCGGCTGTCACAGCAAATGTGAGGACTACATCAAGGCCCGGGCCGAGTATGACGCATGGAAGGAGGCGGAACGGAAGGACGCAGCTGCCCGGGCGGATCAGTTCAGACGGATACTGGAAGCGGAAAAGAGGACAAGACGATGGAAAAAGTAGAGGACTATCGCGATCCCGAAGTGCTCCGGAGGATGTACTGGGACGAACGCCTCACCCTTGAGGAGATGGCGGATAAGCTGTATGTCAGTCCGGCGACGGTCAGAGACCACATGAAGAAGCATGG